ACGGGAGGTTCGGGTGTAATTGGGTTCATTGGTATTTCACAAGGTCCGTAAGTTGCCACCTCAAACGTTATTGACATAACCCACCCCGCTACATAGTCACTGTCAAAGTTATTTACAGGGGTCATTGTAGACGTACCCACCACATCCAACTGTAAATCCATGTCGTTGGTGTAATAAACGTACATATCTTTTAAGATGAGTTGGCAGTCCGATACTATTGAGTTAAGGTTTGCACGGTCTTTTTGGATTATATCGACACAATAAACGTTAATGCTAAATTGATTCGTGTTTAAGTCCTCTAAATCACTTACAGGCTCAACAAAAACCACAGGGTACTTTTCATCTTTAGTAGAAAAGTTCGGCATCTGCTCCCGAAATTCACCCCCGTATTTTTTGATTTGCAAGTGAGCGTTACAAAACTGCTCTATTTTTGAAAGTAGTGTTATATAGCTTGTCATAATGTAGCGTTTTCCTGCATTTTCTTAACCTTATTTTGAGTAGACGTTACGTCACTTTCAACTACAACCGCTTTAACTGTAAGTTGGTTTGAATTGTTTTCTACGTCTTTTGGTCCGCTTGTCGTGTTCATATTGTTACCTTGTCCGAAAAGACTAAAAGAAGGTGTTCCTCCTCCTGCATTTGCAGTACCACCGCCACTTGGTGCTGTCATTCCACCACCTGCACCGCCTGAACTTTTAGAGCCGTACTGAGTACTTGCAATTTTCGCAATGTTACCCACTACCGAAGTAAGTGTTAAAGCAAGTGACGCAATAGCACCGGGGTTTGGAATACCTGCAACCGTTAAAGAGTTAGTAGAAAAGAACGTTGTAACGGCTTTAAACCCGTCCATGATTGCCATGCTTAACTGCAAGGCTTTAGCTACTTGAAATTGACGCTTTGCCCGTTTCTCTTTGCTTTCTTCGTCTTGTTTTCCAAATCGATTAGACAACGTAAACGCCGTTTCTGCAAGGTTATTTACTGACTGCGTGTACTGTTCGGCAATTGCTATTTTAGCGTCAAGTTCTGCTTTTCTTTTTTCTGCTTCTTTTGCACGGGCATCGTCTTGAATTTTAGCTATTTCTTCTTGCTGTCTTTTTTCTAATTCTTGAGTATCTAATCCGTATTGTTTAGCTTGTTCAATTAGGTTAAAATATTTTGCTCGAACCGTGTCCTCTTCAAGTTGTGCTTGACTGCGTGTATTTTGGTCGTATAGTTCGAAGAAACCTTCTTCTTCCTGCGCTCGTAATAGTTGAGCGTCTTTAATTACCTTGTTTAGTTCGGCTTGTTTTTTTGCTTCGGCGTCAATATACTTTTGATTAATTGCCGTTGCTGTTTGTTCGGCTTCCTGAATATATAAAGCGTTAAGTTTTGCCCGTTCGTCTTTATTTAGTTTTTCGTTCTTTGCAAGGTCCTCACGAAGTCTTTGGTATTTATAAGTGTTTGCCTGAATTTCTTTTTCAACTCCATCTTGCATGAGTCCAAGTGTAAGGTCTTGAATAAGTCTTGTGGCTGCTAACCTATCCGCTAAAAATTGTTTATGAGCTTCGGCACTTTTTTGGGCTTCGGCTCTAACCTCACTTTGTAACTTAACCTCTTCAACTTTTATTTCTTGTGCCTTGGCTTTATTCTCTTTGACCGTGTCTTTGTATAGCTTGGTTTGATTCAAGAAATTATTGTCCATAATCTCCAACAACTTAAGGTTGTTATTGATTTCTTCTTGAAGGTATTTATTACGTTCAATCCTTAACGCTAAGGTGCTTTTTCCTTCGGCATCTAACAAGGCTATCTTTTGGTCCATAACACCCAAGACCTCCTGACGCTTTTCCTTTTCCTCTTCAAGTGCCTTTGTAGTTTTAGCCAGTGCCTCATCGGCTGCAAAAGACGTTAAACCCATCAAGTCTAAAAACCATTTAATCATATCAATTAAAGGCTTAAAGGCTTGGGTTAAAAAGTCCACGAATTTAGTAACGAATCCGAGTCTATCTGCTAACATATACAACCCCGCTACAATAGCACCAATAACAGCAACAAGTAAGAAAATTGGATTGATAAGTAACTGCGCTCCTAACTTTAGAAACGCACCACCAACCGAGCCAATAGTTGAGCCAAGCCCTTTAAGTGAACTCGAAATAGTTTTGCCGTCAATTTTTCCTAAGTTCCCAGCGAACAACTTAGCACTTTCGGCAGCCCCCTCAAAGTCCATGTCCATGAGTTGAGACTTCATTAACCCGAAAGCATTTGAAGTCTGCTCAAAACGTGACCCCGAAGCGAAGACCGCAGCCCGTTCGTTGGCGTCTTTAAGTTGGTCACTTAATGCACCCGCTTGTTCTGCAAGGGCAGCCATTTGTTTAGGGTCGGTTGCGTTGGCAAGTTCCCCTTTTAAGGCTTTTAACTCAGAACGGATTTGTGCAATACCGTTGAGCTTTATATTTATTTCCTGGTCTGCCATTAAATAACCATCATAGTGTTATCGTAGTCCCCTCTATTTCCGCAACCTCCTACAGGTTTAATATCTGAGTCCGTGTTTAAGTCACTCGTAAACTCAGGGAATAAAGCCTTATTAGTAAGTAGGTAATTTGTAAGTCGCTTTTCGTAAAAGGCTGCCATCTGCCCGTAGTGGTCCATCACGAAAGCCGTTTCACCTTGCGACACGTTATTTGAGTAGTCCCCAAATTGGGTTTGAATACCTTTATTCTTTAATTGATAGGTAAGTCCGAAGGCTGCTTGTTCGGCTGCCCTCCACGCTACAACGGGTTGTATTTTCTCAACAAGTGTTTCTTCGTCGTTGTTCAAAGTCTGAGCATTGTAAGCCCCCAATAAATAAGCGTAGAAATACGAACCAAGTATCGCTTGAACTCGCATATCACTTGCAGGTTTAACGTACGGGAAAACGTCCGTAACGTCCACATTTGCCGTGATTGGTGTGTTTACTTTTAAGTAGTTTTCAGTTACGAAATAAATCATAATGTCGGTGTATTATTTTCGCTTACTGGAGGCAAGGCAGCCATAGCACGAATTTCGTTTTTAGTCATATTTTCGAGAACCTTTGCAGCAAGTGTCGGATTCATGGCATTGAGCGCATTTATAACCGCCTTACCTTCGTCCTCAACATCTGTTATCGTTTCGTTTACGATTTGATAATTAGTAATTTCGATATGAGTATTAATACCTACAACTTTTAATAGTTGGTTAAATACATCTGCTACCGTTTCACGCAAAGGAATAATAGTATTTTTCTCGAAAATTACATACGCTTGTTTAATGTCCGAACCCGAACCAAGCGAACCCGTGGTTCTAACTCCTAAAAGTATAGGGTCAATGGTATGCGCAAAACAAATCTGCTCTGTATTTAATTCAGAAACACCCTTAAACAATTCGTCATTTGAGTTTGTAGGTACGTTTACCAAGTCAGGAAGTGACTCTTTGTTATTAGCAAAGAAGGCAACCGCTTTACCGCTATTTTCAGCTCCTTTCAACTTGTTTACCGTGTCTTTAATCAACTGCATTTCCTCAGGATCTTGCGGTTTCTTTGGGAACATCATAGCAAACGAAGGAAAAATACTATTTTGAATGTTCGACTTCTGCAAGTAACTTAATTCACCACTCAAAAAGGCGAAGTTTAACGCACTTGTGTACTGAGGTAAAGGGTAATAGTCTTGCCCTACGCTTTGACCTTCGTAAGCCAATAAATAACAACCGTCTTTGTGTTCGGGGTGGTATGGTAAATAAGTCTTTATTTGAAGTCCGTATTCCCAATCTTCGTTTACTGCGTAGATAGTTTTGGTTTGGTTTATTCGTACCTTTTCAGGGGCTATCCGGTACACGTTAAACACCTTTCCAGCCTTTAATTCTACGTGAAAATAGCAACGGTCATGCAAAATAATGTCTTTAGTGATTGCTTTAATAGTACCTTTTAACCCGATTTTTTTACCGAATGAATACAAAACTACCTTTTCCATGTCCGTGAGTTTAGACTCATCAAATGAATAACCCCCACCGATTGCAGCGTTTGTTTTAAAGTCTACAACAGAACCATGTAATGGACTCATAAAGTACATTTGATTCAAGTACTGCGGGTAAAGATTGTCATCACCAAAACGAACGTAACCTTGTGTTGTATAGCGTACATCAATACGAGGTAAAGATAAATTTCCGCTTGGTACTTTCAAGAACGGTGTGCTAAAACTTTGGTAACCCGTGTCCACTACTTTTAGACTTTCGTCTTTTTTAAATTTTCCAAATAAACCCATTAGTCATAAATTGAATTTGATACACCTTCGACTACCATACGCCCTTCTTCAACAAGTGTTAAACCAAGTTCGTTGGTGTTTTCGTCCACTGCAATAGGGTCGGGACTTTCGTAAACAAAATATCTGTATTGCCCTATTCTAAAAGTCACGTCTACGCCCTCTTCTAAAAAGAATAAATTATAACGATTTGGGTACTGAGAAAAGTCCACACCAACCCAATAAATAGGGGCTTGTGTTACGTCCATTTCCCACACGAATTTAAACAACCAAACAGGACTCGAAATAGTCGCACTTTCTGTAAGCGTTAAGGCTATTGTATTGTTTTGATTTTGTTCGATGTATATCATACTACTTTAATAAGTAACCATTTGAAAAGTTGGTTAAATAAAAAAGGGTGACCGAAGCCACCCCTTAAAATCTGAGTTATCTAATTAGATAATGTTAGGAATTTCACCCGCTGCAACTTCAAAAGCAAGGTTTTCGTTTTCAGCTACAAACGTAATTGAGTACTTAGAACCATCGGCTTTAGCCGTTCCAGACCCTTCAGCAACCGCAGTTAATTGTGCGTTTGGAAAATACCAATACTTTCCGTTTGCGTCACCAACTACAAGTGCCAAGTCTCTTTGACCTTCGCCAAGTATTTTAATAGACTTAGACTTAGCTGCTTCACGTCGGTGAAACATCAAAGTAACTGTTTGCGTAATAAATGAAGAACCGTTTACAAGGTCAATAGCCGCCTCTTCGGTAAACATTCCCGTGTTACGTCTGAACTCGAAAGGAATGAAAGGGTCTACAAGTGCGCCAAAAGTCGAAATAACCCAGTTAGCTTCAACGATAGGACCTGTAATATTATCCATGTCGTTAATGTAAATAGAAGTTATCCCTCCTATATTGTTATCGCAACCCTTAAGAATTGTTGTTATAGTGTTACAAGCCATTTTATTTAGTGTTTAAAAGTTAAAAAAAAGGGGGCGGTTAAACCCCCCTACTATCTAAATAAATGATTAGTCGCAGTAAGCATCACCACCAACCCAAACGATTTGCGTGTCATTAACAGTGTAGAAACCTGCTTTAAAGTCAGCACGTGCACCGATACGACGGTCCAAAGTAGTTTTGCTGAAGTCTACAATTTGCAAGTTATCTACATCACCTTCCATATCCAAAGCGTAAATAAAGTTAGTGTAGTCAGAAAGGATAATTGTGTTAGCAGGAAGCCCGTACT